TCTATGATTACAGTAAATATTAAATTAGAAACTCCTGAAGGAATGAAATTAATGACAACTAAAGTAGAAAGATCAGGAAATAATATTGACTTGAATATCACAGGGCCATTAGGGCAAACATTGGTAGGTGTATAATATGAGTTGGAGAGATCGTTTACTTCCTGCATCTTATAGAAATGTACCCTTCTATATGGAATCCTCTAATCAAACTTTCGGTAGACGTGTAGAGATAAAGACCACTGCTGCCTCTGATGAAGCAGAAGTTTTAGACTACGGTAGAGCACCAGATACATTCAGTATTGATGCATATGTTATCGCTAATGCAGAGAATAATTTTAATCACTTTACTGGGCGTGATGCGTTAATGGAAGCAATCAACACTACCATTCTACATGGAACATTAGTACATCCCTATTATGGAACAATGGAAGTTGCTGTTGGGCCTGATTTACCTAGCGTAACTGAGGACTCAAAAGAGGGTGGAGTATCTAGATTCTCAATAACATTTACCAGGATAACCTCTGCACTACAGAAAAAGAAAATGACACGGACAAGTAAAAATATTGTTGGTGGTAATTCAATAAAGAATATTCCACGTGATCCTGCTTCTGGTATTAAACTTGTTAGTGATAAAATTGCTATTGCGAATGCAGATGCACAAGATTCTTTTTCTGAAAGATTCAATTCTTCAAGACCATATATAGACAAGGCTGGAGATTACATTAAAGACACAATCAAATACATCCAGCGTAATCTTTATAGGCTTAAAGATGCAGTATCTTCGATGATTACAGAAACAAATGAGACGATATATTCAATTCTTATTGGTATAGACTCTGTAATTGATACACCATGCAATCTATTCACATCAATACAAGAGAGCTGTAATGGCTTTTTAACTGCTTGTGGGATAGGTAAGAATGGAACCTTTGGCGGTATTGCTGGTGTATGCTCTCAGGTAGTCCGTGGTGCAGTAGAAGAATTTAATGGTGAAAATGTGCCAGATATATTAGGGCGATCAACAATAGATGCTTGTCTTGATGTTGTAGACCTTATTGATGTATCTTCTACAGAGTTTATTCCTAACTCACAGATAAATAATTTCTTGGCAATTAAAGATACATATAAATATAATCTAATTTCTGCTGCAATAAACATTTGTATGAGAACTAAGTTCATAAGTAAAGAAACACTATTGGAATACGCGAAGAAGATAGCCGACTATATTGATGCTTTTATTCTGTTGCTTGGCGCAGAAACAGACTTATCTGAATTTGAATATATTACAGGTGAATTTATTGACAACACATTGCTGATAACTGCATTAATGGATTTGAAAGGATACTTTGTGCAAGTATCTAATTCAATTGCAGCAACTACTGCATCGATAGAAACAATTACCAATACTTTTGAAATCACAAATACGTTATTATTAAGTTATAATAAATATGAGGATTTAGAAAGAGAGAATGAAATTTTAGCAATGAATTCTGTTATAAGACATCCAGGATTTATCTCTGGTGGTGCTGAAATTAGAGTGTTAAATGAGTAGTATAGTAGAGATTAGAGTAGGTGATAAAATATTTAAAGAACTCATTTCATTCACACTAGTGAAATCTATGTTGTCATTGTCTGGTGCTGTTATTTTTGAGGTAACTGATTTCACTAAAGAAGATAAGAAATTCATTTACATAGGAGATAGTTTTACAGTATCCATCAATGGTACATCTACGATGATTGGAATTATAGAGACTATACAATACTCATCTTCTGATAAACAGAGCAAATTAATAATATCTGGAAGAGATAATGGGCAGATAATAGATAGCTGTTGGGGAAGAGTTCCTTCAGAGTGGAAAAATATAACAATTAGAAGTTTAATTGCAGAGTTGTGTACACCATTTGGTATTACTGTTATCTCAGAAGAGAGTGCATTATCATTAACAAGTACGCTGGTTAAATCGTTTTCTATATCAGGAAGGGAAAAAGTTGGTGATGCAATAAGAAGAATCTGTGTTGAAAATTGCATTATTCCATTCTCTTATGGTGATAAAAACCTTACGCTGACAGCAGGAACTATTAAGAATTTCTCTTTGGATACCATAAAAGACGCTAATGTATTAGAGACAACCATCAAGGATACATCTGTAGATCGTTATGGAACATATATTGTAAAGGGTACAGGTTATCCTGATCAGAATAAATTATTGGTAGATTTTGTACAGCCTTCCTCTAAAATAACAGACAGCATTATTGATGTGAATAAAACTAACATCATATTGTCTGATATAGAAACTGACTCTGGTAAGTGTACAAGCAGAGCGTATTTCGATAAAAATATCAAGTCTGCTCTTGCAACTGCTGAAGAATATACAATAAAAAATATAGTACAATCAAATGATAAACCATGGAACATCAATACTATAATTACTGTCATCGATTATTTAGGTGAAAATAGTAGTAAACTAATATGTGAAATCAGGTTACAATATAATAAGGATAGTCAATGTGAAACGTCCATGACTGTTGTGCATAGAGATGCATTTACGACAAAGAATGTGCAGATAAAAGGGAAGTTTAGTAGATGAATATTTTTACGATGTTATCAAATAAAATATATTCGATGATTGGCAGAGCAATACTTACTGCAATAAACAACTCTGGCAAGGTACAAAGAATACAAGTAAAAGGAATTTATGGTGAAACGCTAACCGATATAGACAGGATACAAGAGTATGGATTAGAGACATATCCAGAAGTAAGTGGTGATACAGAAGTAATTCTTATTTGTCCAGATGGAAATAGAGAGCAAGCGATTGCAATTAAAGTAGGCACTAGGGCATATAGACCTAGTACTTTAAATGAAGGTGAAGTCTGTCTATATGATAAATTTGGCAATACTATTTTATTAAAGGATGGTAAAATTGTCCTTACTGGAGATAAAATAGAATTGAATGGCAGTAGTAAGAATTTTGTAACCCATACTGAATTGAATACTGCATTACAGTCTTATAATAGCCAATTGACTGTATTTTTTACAGCTTTATATGCTCTGTTAGGTGTACCTTACCCAGGAGCAACCATAGATATATCTTCATCAAAAACTACTACAATAGTGACAGGAGGTTAAAATGGCAGAAGACATAAAAATCATATATGATAATGATAAAGCTGTTGGTGATTTTAATTTCCTAAATGGAGATTTAGAAAGAGAGAATGGTCTTGAAACTGCTGTTCTTATTTCTTTATATACGGACGCACGAGCGAGCGAGGACGACAATGTAGATGATCCTAATGATCTTAGAGGATGGGCAGGTGATTTGTTACCATCAAATGATGATAACATTGGTAGTAAATTATGGCTATTAGATAGATCAAAGGCAACACAAGAGAATGCAAACAAAGCAAAGCAGTATGTACAGCAAGCACTTAACTGGATGATTGAAGATGGTGTAGCATCTAAAATAGATGTAGTGACAAGCATAGTAGGATATGAAGAAACAAAAAAATTGGTTTTAAATATTACCATCTATAAAAATAATGACAGAATATTAGGAATAAAGTTTAATGATATATGGACTGCACAATATGAACTTAATTAATAGGAGGCAATCATGCCATTCTTAAGGCCAACACTCCAACAAATAATCGACAGAATGGTGTCTGATTTAAATACATGGGTTGCCAATGCCAATACATTCTTAAGACGTTCTGTATTCCTTATTTTTTCCAGAGTGTTTGGAATGGCAGTACATCTTATCTATGGGTTTTTAGACTACATGAAAAAACAACTGTTTGTATCTCAAGCAGATGATGAATATCTAGATGTACATGGAACTGAATATGGTATACCACGCAAGATTGGCGTTAAAGCAACAGGATCAGGAACTGTCACAGGTACAGATGGTATTATAATTGCTGCTGAAACTAAACTTGCAGCAGATGATGGTAGCATATATATAATCATTGCAGATGCTACAATTGTTGGTGGAAGTGCAGATGTAAATTTTATTGCCGAAGATTACGGTGATGAATATAATGAATCTGCCGGTATTGGTTTATCATTTGTTTCTCCTATATCTGGTGTTAGCTCTGTAGTTACTGTTGGATCATTAGGAATAACTGGCGGTGTAGATGCAGAATTAAGTGAAGATTATCGTTCAAGACTGTTACTAAGAAAACGTCAACCTCC